GGCCTGCCATCCCCGGCGGGACCTGGTGCTTGATGCGCTCGACGTAGTACCAGTCGTTCGAGTACGACGTGTTTGTGCTGGCCGTGTCCTTGTACTTGATGAGGTCGCCGATTTCGAGGCCGAGCATGCTGGCCCGCTCAGAGTCATTTCGCGCTGTGAACGAGAGCTTGAGGCGGTACGGCTCGTACCGCCACGTCCGCAGCAGGTGGATCGCGTAGTCGCGCGTCGGCTGGCTGTCGTCCGCGAACGGCAGGAACACCTGCACGCCGCGCTGGACTTTGTCGCCGCTGATGGACTTGGTGGCGCGGTAGGCCGGCCGGTCCGGGGCGATGTTGTGCGCGAGGCCGCGAATCTGGAAGTGGGTGACGTAGATGGTGTCGCTCGCGTGGTTGTTCACCAGTTCGAGCGAGAACCCGCCGCCCAATAGGGACGCCGTGACGCCGAGGCTGGACGTGCGGTCCGTGCCCGTGCCGTCGACGGCCGTGTTCGCCGTGTAGTCGGTGGTCGAGACGGGCGTGACGATGGACTCGACCGGGTTCGGAAACCCGAACGTCTCTTCGTAGCGGCCACCGGGCGCGAGGCTGATGCTGTCCGGCGTCGGGTTGTCGTACCGCCGCGTGAACGCGAAGATCACAACCTCGTCCACGTCTTCGCTCAGGATCTGCGCCTGCACCTCAGCCGACGTGATCACGTCGTTCTTGTCGATCAGCACCTCGACGGCGCGCGGGTAGATGCTGGTGCCATCGCCCCACGTGTCGTCCACCGTGGTGCCGTAGCGGGCCGTCCGCGGCTCACCCTGAATGACGCCCAGGCCATCCACGTACCACGAACCGCCGAGCTCCGATTGCAACACCTCGCCCATCGCTTCGAGCGCGTTCTGCGCGTGCACCCAATGCACCGGCAGGGACTGCGCCCCGGTGGGGAAGTTGTAGTCGCCACCTGTCAGGCCGACCGCCGTGGCAATGGCCGTGTAGGCTGCGTCAGTGGTCCGTGTGGCCACCGTCACATCGACGGGCTCGTAATCGGCCAGAACGCCCGCGAGGTCGGTGCATTCAAACGTACACGTGGGCACGCCACCGGCCTGAATGCCGGAGTACCGGTACGACATGATGTAGCCCGTGAACAGCGTGTACGTGACCGCGCTGTGCGTCGCCTGCACCTTGATGGGCACCAATGGTCGCATCTGGCCGTTACGGGCGCTGCTGCTGTTCTGGGGGGCGTACAGGCCGGTTGAGTCGCGCACCGTGATGGACACGCGCGCGGCTTGGTAGATGCCGTTGCGGTCCATGCCCCGGTCGATGAGGATTCCCTGCCCTGGGTTGTCGATCTGGTCCGTGATGTCGGTGTCGTACGACCCGTTGCGGTCCCAATCGACCGACACGCTCCACGTGATGTCGGCCATCAGTACATCGACCTGCTGAGATGCTTCTCGATGTCGTTCGCGAGCGCGCCCACGTCCTGCACGTAGCCCGTGGCGAACACCTGCACCGTCACACCCGTGCGCTGGTTCGACGTGCCGCCGACGTTGTAGAACGTGCCGCTACCGTTTACCGTCCCGGGGTCCGGCGAGCCGCCTACGCTGTTCCACGCGGCGTCTTTTGTGCGGCGGTCCATGGCGTTCCAGTCCGCGAAGGTGACTGCTGAGTCCGGCGCCTGGGATTTCCAGGACGCGTACTCTTCCTCGGGCGTGCGGAACCCGCCGTTGGCGCTCACGCCGCCCGCGCCGTTCCCGGCAGTGCTCGTGCCTGTGCCGCCGGTGGCCGCCGAGCCGACAGCGCCGGCTGCACGCGTCAGCTGTTCGAGTGCGGCCTGCGCCGTGATGACGCCGTTCGAAAGGTCGGTGAGGATACGGACGATTTCGAGCCGCATCTGCTCGCTGATGACCTTGACGTTCCCGAGAATCCCCATCAGGCCGGACTTCATCAATAGGTCAATGTTCTTGACCACATCGTCCGCGCCGATCTTCAGCAAGTCCGTCAGCTTCTTGATTTCCGTGCCCGCAACGACGGCTCCGGTGGCGAGGATGACGCGCCCACCGTCAAACACGGCTTTGATCTTCACGAACATGTCGTCGAGCGCCTTGATGGCCTCGGGCGTCTTTTCCGTGATGGCGCGTTGCAACGCCTGCATGAAATCGGTGGAGATGCGGGCGGCTTCGCCCTCGGGCAGCTTGTCTTTCAGCTGCTGGACGATGCCCTGGGCAGATGCGCCGATGGCCTGCATCGCCTTCGCGCCGCCCTTCTTCAGGCCCTCCTCGAGCTGTTCCATGAACCGCACGCCGATGCTGCCGATGCGGTCCTCTTCCTGCTGGTCTTTCTGCGCGCCCAGGAAGCCGGCGGTGAACGCGTCGATGGCGTTGGTGGCGCCTTCGCCCATCTTGGCGGCAATTTCCGTGAGCACCGCGTCGAGCGCGACGCCCGAGCCGGTAGCCAGTCCTTCCGCGATGGCTGCGGCCAGTCTGTCCCCAAGCTCCTGCGCATTCGGTAAGCCCGCCTCTTTGAGGTCGTCGATGATGCGCATCACCATGTCAGGCAGACCGCGCGCGGCGGCCGGGTTCGTAAGTGCTTCTTGAAACGTCAGTGCGAGCTTCGCGCCGGTTTCCCCGAAGGCGTCCTCTAGCTGCTGCTGTTGAAGGCTTTCCTTCCACGCAGCCGCGAACTCTTCGGCGGCAGTCTTCGCTACCTCCGCGACGCCGCCACCACCTCCTCCACCGCCCGAGCCAGAGCCGGACAGCGCCCCAGCCAGACCGGCCGTGAACGCGCGCCCGTTGACTGCGCCAGCGTTGCCGTAGTCGATAGGGCCTTGAATGTCGAGCGGGCCGATCGGGCCGTCGTACATCATGCGCGGGTCGCCGCCCCCGCCACCGTCCGTGGTGTTGAACTTGGGCAGCTGCACGTCGCCGATGAGGCCGACGCCGCCGAACCCGGGCAGCTTCGCGAGCGTGGAGTTGTACGCCCGCAGAATGAGGTTGAAGTAGGTGATCGCGTGATTCACAAGCGCTTCGAGCGCTTCCAGGCCGGCGTTGGCGAAATGGCGCCACGCGTTCGACCAGTCGCCGCGCATGACCGCCGCGAAGCCCCGGAACACCTCCTTGAGCCCGTCCATGATCGAACCGATGGACTCGCCCATGGCGCCGAACTTGTCCAGCGCCCCCCGCGCCTCGTCCCAATTGCGGATGAGGTAGACGGTCGCCGTAGTTAGCGCCAGCGCGGCCGGGATGATGAGGTTCAATCCGCCGGTCGCGATGGTCGTGGCAACTGCCAATGCGGCCATCGCCGTAGCCACGAGGCCGAGCGCGATCGCGAACGAGCGCACGAGTTCGTCTTTCTCGAACTGATCCATCAGCTTCGACAGCGGCCCGCGAAGGTCGTCCACGATTGCTGCCGCGCCTTCAAACGCCGGGCGCCACGAGTTCTTCAGTTCATCCACGGCCTTGGGCAGTTTATCCGCCAGCCACAGCGCCACGTCCGCCAATATCGGCAGAAGCGCCGTCCCGAGTTCGATCTGTATCGTTTCGATGGCACCCTGAAGCTGCTCCCAGGCGCCAGCTGCCCCGGCCGTGTTCGCAGCTGCAGCACGCGCTGCCGCGCCGGAGTCGTTGACAGCGGCGGTGTAGTCCTGCACCACGCCCTTGCCGGATTCCATGAGCAGTGTGGCGGCGCGCGTGGCGTCTGAGCCGAAGATGGTGGCGAGTGCGGCGTCGCGCTGCTGCTGCGTCAGCCCGCCCAGCTTCTCCTGCAGGATGCCCGCGAACTCGCTGATGCCGACGAAGGCGCCCGAAGAGTCGTAGGCAGCGATGCCCAATTCCGCCATGGCCGCGGCGGACTCCTTCGAAGGCGCGGCCAACTTCTGCAACATCGTCTTGAGGGACGTGCCCGCGTCAGAGCCGATGAGCGCGTTGTCCGCGAACAGCGACAGCACGCCGACTGTTTCCTCGAGCGACAAGCCCGCGTTGTTGGCCATGAGGCCCGCTTGCTGCATCGCTTGCCCGAGTTGGCCCACGTCCGCAGCAGACTTGTTCGCGCCGGCGGCGAGCACGTCGGCCACGTGCTCCACATCCGAGCCTGCGAGGCCGAAGATGTTCATCGCCTGGGCCGCGACGGTGGCAGCGTCCGCGAGGTCGATCTGGCCGGCCGCTGCGAGGCTCAGCGAGCCCGACAGCGCACCGCCGAGGATGTCGGCCACGGACACGCCAGCCCTCGCCAGTTCGGACTCGGCGGATGCAACCTCGGACGCTGAGAACTTGGTGCTCTTCCCGAGGTCGAGCGCGGCCTGCTTCAGCTTGTCCATCTGGGACGCCGAAGCGCCGGAGACCGCCCCGAGACGGTTCATCGCGGATTCGAAGTTGGCCGCGACCTTGATGGTGTCTACGATGCCGCCGGCGACCTTGGCGATACCCTGCGTCGCCAGTTGCCCCATCGCCGTGCCGAGCGCGACGGTGGAGGCTTTAAGTTGCGGCGTCAGTTCGTCTTTGCCGACGATCTTGACGCTGACGACGTTACCCGCCATTGTTCGCCCCTATCTCGGCAATGGAAACCAGCGAGAGCATGCGCAGCAGCGACACGTCCTCATTCAGCAGTTGGGACGGCAGGCAGCTGTAACGCTGGCACAGGCCGTCGATGGCTCGCGCCTGTTCGAGCTCTATGGGTGGACCGGTTGGCACGCCATGCTCGTTACAACCGGTCCACGCCCATAGCTCTAGGCGGCTCCTAAAGGGGCGGGGATGCCGGTGGCCGCCTCCGCCCACTTCCTGAACAGTTCGACGGTGAAGTCCATCGGCATTTCCAACAGGCCGTCCGCGTTTGCCGGCAGCTTGTCGCCGTCTTCGGTTTCGAAGTTCCAGCTGATGAGCAGCTTGTCCCCGAACATGCGCACGGTTTCCTCGGACGATTGCGCGTCCGAGCCGTCCATCGACTGGAACTGAAACAGCAGCTTCATCGGTGCTGACAGCCGCAACCGCACTTCCGCGCCTTCGTAGGGGGTTCCCTCGAAGGTGACGACGCCCTCTCTCTGCGGTACGCGCATCAGACTAGCTCCACGTCGGCGCGGTGCCGTTCGCGAGCGAACCGGGCACGGCCCAGGTGAGCGAGCCATCCGCCGCACGAGTCAGCGGGTAGTCCGTCAGCATCAGTTCCATCGTCATCGTCTGGCCGGAATGCACGATCACGACGGTGCGCGAAACGCTGGTCGTCGGGACCGTCTTGAACACGTCATGGCTCATGTTGGTGGCGTCGTTGAACACGCCGTTCATCGTCGCGGTGCCGTCTGCGAGCAGGAGCAGCCGCTCGACGCCGGAACTGTTCAGGCCAGTCACGTCCTGAAGTCCGCGCGGCGTGGTGAACGCCAAATTCGTGATGTCGTTGGTGATGGCCTGACCGGAGCCCGCGGAATTGTCCACGGTGCACGTCATACCAATCCCGTTTTCCTTCGCCAATGCAGTCAACCCCTTTCCGGATAAGCTGCTATACTGGGTGTATGAATGAACCCACTTGCACCTGCGGCTGCGGCGAACCAATTCCTGCGAACAGGCTTCACCTGTACCGCCCTCCTTACCTCTTGCGTGGGCACCTTCCTCCAGCTCCGCTGTGCGCCTGCGGGTGCGGGCGCCAGATTCACTGGACTGAGAACTCCCGTTACCGAGGCATCAGGTACATCAAAGGGCACTCACTGAGAGAGACCGTCACGCCGCAGCTGTGCGCCTGCGGGTGTGGACAGCAAACAACGATTCGCAAGGGACACGCACTGACATACATCTCTGGGCATAACGGACGGGGGAAATCGAGGCCGGATGTTGGTGACGGGCGCTACACGACGAAACGCGGATACGTTCTCATCCGGAAGCCGGACCACCCAATCGCCAAGACCATGAAGGGCTACGTGGTCGAGCACCGATTGGTCATGGAGCAGCACATCGGTCGGTACCTAAAGAAGTGGGAGCACGTTCACCACATCAACGGGATCAAAGACGACAACCGCATTGAGAACTTGCTGCTCATCCACCGGGACGAGCACGGCAAGCTTCACGGGTATCCAGTAGGCCGAAGGCAGTCTGAGGCGCACCGGAAAGCCACCAGCGAAGCAATGAAACGCGTGTGGGAACGCCGAAAGGCGGAGAGGGCTACAAACCCCGCGTTTTGATGTGCACCTGCGCGTCCAAGCCCTCGGCCACGCGGTACTTCCACTCGTCGTTTGTGACCACCCGCGCCCCCTGCGCCGTATTCACGCGGTGCAGCAGCTGATACCGCTCATCGGGAATGCGATGCTGGCGGGCGCGAGCGGGACACGGGCAGTTTGGATGCCAGCACCGCTTGAAGTCGCCGCAGCGGACGCCCGCCGGATGGACGAACGGCGCCATAACCCCATTCTGGTCGGGGTCCTCGCCCTCGTGCCCGAACATGTACCACGTGCACCCGACCTCCTCGCACGTCGCCTGGCGCATGGGCACACTCACGCGAGCCGCCTGCATGCCCGGCGCCACCGGCTGCCTCCAGTTGTTCCACTGGAGATAGGGCCCGTTCCAGGTCGCAGCCGGCTGGCCGAAACCGCGAACCGTCGTGCGTGCCGGGATCCAGATGCGCCCGCTCATCACGCGAGGCTCTTGTCATCAGCGGTCGTGCCGCGCCGGAACGCCATCGCGAAGATCGCGTTGGTGAACGTGCCAGTAGTCTGCGCGCGGATGCCCTTGTTCACCGTGCCGGTGACCTCTTTACGCTCACCGAACGCCGTAGTGCCACCAGTGCCCGCGAACGTGAGCAGCGTGGCCCACGAACCGTCAGTGCCGTTCGTGGTGTCGCTGGAGTGCTGGATGATGAACGTGGGCGTGCCGGACGAGCGGCTGAAATACTGGAGGTAGCCTACCCCGCCGGCCGTGGTCCCGGCCGTGTCCACGTAGCCTGTGCTCGTGGTGGCGCTGGCGTGCGTGACCTTCCCGGCCGTGACCTGCTTGCACCAGTCGAGCGGCGAGCCAGCGGACGCGAGCGCCTGCACCGTCGCCATCAGCGACGCGTCCGCGCCGCGCGTGTGATCATAGTTGACCTGTTTCGCGCTCAGGCACGCGGCCGGGTTGCCAAGCGTGGTGCCGCGGCAGTAGGTCACCACGATGTCCGTGGTTGGCAGACTTGAGAACTGGTAGAACGTGGACCCGGCCGCCGCCGCGCGGTTCGCCGCAGCGCCGTCGTTCCAGAACGCGTTCCACGAGATCTCGCCATCGCCCAGGGTGCCGATGCGCTCGACGGCCGAACTGTTGATGGCAGTCACGTCCATCACGGCCTTGCGGCCGGCGATGGTGTTCACGGCGCCTACATCGCCCGAGGCGTCGATGCCGTGGACGAAAAGGTTATCGCCCATTCCTGCGGACTTGGCCATCACGGCACCTCCTGTCGTTGCAGCGCCCGTTTGATGTTTTCTGTGTGGGTCACCGGCTCAAGGTGGCTGGGATTGACGCACGAGCGATTACCACAGAGATGATCAAGCTCCCGGCCAGCAGGGACTTCCCCGTTCACTTGTTCCCAAACCCACCGGTGGGCTCGGACGATCCTTCTGGTGCCGTCTTTGCTGGACCCGACCATGAAAGCGCCATAACCGTGATTCTTGGCGCCTAGCCATTCCCAGCATCCATCCTTCTTTTGCACCTTCGAATAGAACCGCTGCTCAGCAGGCAAAGGCATGGGGC